CGCGGAGGATACTGTCACAAGACTGGACGCAACAATCACAATCATGAAAGCCACTGTGACATGGCTTTCACGAGTCGTAATCAATACGTCTCAAGCTAGTGCAGCAATCCTTCACACGTTTTCCCTTTGGGATCGATATACAAAGACACGGGGTCTCACATGGACAGTGCACCGATGGAAATCGATGCGCCTATGTGTGACACGGTACCTTTGTAACCAACCCCTACGGGTTGTCGATGGGATGGGAATCCGAGCGGATGGACTGCCACGGGCCCTAGGGCCTGTGAACAGCCTTATCCGTTCAGGTTCACCTATTCAGGTTAAGTTTGCACTGACACTTCTCTCGATCTCTCGACCGATTGAAGGGCCAATCAAACCTAACCTAGATAGTATTACCGTCCCATGGTCCGGATCACTCCATGAGGGGCTACTTGGGTTCCTCCCACGTTATGTGGAAGGACTTAAGAAACCCCTCACTGAGTGGGAAGCCCCACACTGGTCAACAAAGCAGGGTCCAAATGGACAGGCTCTGATGACCTGTATGGAGGAATTCCTTTCACTTCCTTATTGGCTAGTCCAGGCACTCAAGATCCTGGGCGGGCCAGATTTTGTGTCTTATTACAATAAGCTCCACAAAATCGTTGGACGAATCAAGCTTAAGGAGCCAAAACGGCTCCGAAAACTTTCATTCATCCAAGATAAGGAGATGAAAACCCGAACCATCGCCATCCTGGATTACTGGTCACAAACGGTCCTAAAACCGTTTCATGATTCAGTAATGGAGATGATTCGTCATCTCCCAGGTGATTTCACCTACCAGGGTGACGTCCGACAACACCTCGATCGCTACCAGGGTACCTTCTACTCGTTTGACCTTAAGGATGCAACTGACCGGTTCCCAATGCAACTGCAAAAGGAACTTTTCAGCCTCATCTTTGGATCAGACCAGTCTAAGGCCTGGGAAGCGGTTATGGTAGGACTGCCTTATGAGTATAAACTCCCAACAGGTGAAACCGGTCATGCAAAATACATGTCTGGCCAACCTATGGGGGCTTACAGCTCTTGGGCGGTCTTTACCCTAACTCACCATGCCATCCTTCAGTACATTGTGTCAATCCACCCTGAGGTGGGTTACGCAATTCTTGGAGATGACATTGTGATTCGAGGAGAAAACGGAGCACGCCTCTACCAGGAGGTCATGCACACTCTAGGAGTACCGATTAGTGAAAGCAAAACACATGTTTCACAACGTGGTTTTGAGTTCGCTAAGCGGTGGTTCCTAGATGGACATGAGGTAACTCCTTTCCCTCTTTGGTCACTAATTGAGGCGGGTGCTAATCCAGTCAAACTGGTTACCGCCTTCCTCTCAGTGGCCAATAAGGGCTGGCCGGTGGAGATTATCTGCCGACCAGGAGTTATCCGTGACTACCTTGTACAGGCCTTTGGGCTTTATAGCCGAGTCGCCGCTGGTAAAGCGCGGCATGCTATAATCTTCAAAGACCTCCTTACCCTCATCAAGTCTGAAGATGAACCAGTGCAACTATCTGAAAAGGTAGTTGGGCTAGCTCATCGACTCCTTGAGGGTAACGGCCAGAGCGGATGTAATCATACAAAACACCTGGTTGGATCGCTCCAACGGGCGTTTAATGACGCATCTGCTCGTATGGCGTATGAGGCAGTGACGGTACTAGACCAGACAGCTTCTGATCTAGTAGGTGGCTCACTCCAGAGCCTCCCTCCTGCACTAGCGACCGTTCATCCTGCTCGCCTAGCTAGCGAGCACCTACTCCAGATCGTGAGCGAGGAGGCCCTATTTTATCGGGACCTCGCCGCTTACCATCGAGTAGGGCTCCGGACAACAGGGATTCCGCTAGAGGAACGGTTTGGCTCACTGAGCCGAATCGTCCCCATTGCTCAATTCCCGCTGCCCGATCGAATTTTCGATCGTGTAGCTGTTCGGGTGATGAACACCGAGGCACGGCTAACTGAGATTCTGGCTCAGGAGTGGAAGATTACTCTTGCACGTCCTGATGACCAGAACCTCCGATCAGCGGAGCTAGGGCGGGTTCTTGCGAACGCGTCCCAAGATCTCCATCGATCAAGTTAGCTGGGCCTCAAGTGAACCCATGTTGCCAAGTTCGGCAAGCCTTGAGAAAGCTTGCCGGGATTCGGCCTTTCCGGGTCACCCGGGAGGGCATTATGGGTCCACCTGCCGGTGGACC